ACTAAAAATAATTGCATGCCTTGCAAAATGACAAAACGTAAACTACAAGAGTTAGGTGTTAACTATCAAGAAATTAATGTGGATGAAGATTTGAGTGCATTAGGATATTTAATGGAATGCGGATTTCGTTCTTTACCAGTTGTGTTCAATGAAAATGGCGCACCTATGGTAACTGGTGGATTTGCACCAAATATCTTAGAAAAGCTTGTGTGAGAGGAGCATTCTAAGCACGTTTCAGATTCAAAGTAAGGTGATTATACACGAAAAGACCCCCTATAAAGGAGGTCTTTTTCTTTTTATTGATACATTAAGGCTTGTTTACTATCTGTGAACAACCAGATAAATTCATTTGGTAATTGTACATGAGATAATGTATAACCCATGTAAGGTGTTTGCTCTTGTACTACACCTGTGCTGTTTTCTTGGAAGTTGAAATAGTCGCCAACTTTTAGTACTTGGTCCTTAGTAGGTTGTCCTGTTGCTGGATTAACCTTGTCAACAACTTCTACTGGAATACCGTTTTCAGTCCAATTAAAGTCAATTTTACCTAAATGTTCGTTGTAGATTTGCCACATTCCATTTACATACTCTAAGCCATCTACACGGTAATTGAAGCGTTTTTTATTACTAGGTTTACTAGGTTGTGTTGGCTTAGGTTTATCAGGTTTAGGAGTAGGTGTTGCTGTGTTACCACTAACCCCATTAGCTAAGTCATGTGCCAATTGAGCTTTACTGATACCCATCTTAGCTAAGTAACCATAAGGGTCTGTGTGGTCACCCCATACAAAGTCTGTAACCCATTGGTGAGATACTACACCTTTTTCCCAAAGTGAACCACCTTGGTCAAGTGTCATTGGAATACCAAACTTTTTGCCCATGTCCCGTGTATAGTCAACATATGCTTTATAGTTGGCTTTAAATAGTTCAGGGTCGTTTGTATGTTGTAACTCAATTTGAACTGGTGCGTAAGGGTTAGCATTACCAGCACCCCATGATACGTTACCTTCTGGTGCTACTTTATAAACAATGCCACCATCACCAACAATGGCTGTAGTATGTGCATTAAACCAGTTGTTTTTCATATACGTAGCTTCATTACGACCTGTTGCACGTGGATTAGCTGTTTCATGTAAGATGATTTTATTAGGATATGCCAGTTGTTGGCTACCTTCCCATGGTTGTAAATTAAATTCGTTGTTGACTTCATATGCTTGTACATTTGTTGCACCAAAAAGCAATCCAAATGTTGTTACTACTGATAATAAAATTCCTTTTAATTTCATTGGTTTTCCTCCTTGTTGTCCTTAATTCCTTTTGTTGTTGGGTCTACTGCAATACCTAAGATACTTAGTACAACGAATAGCGCATTGATAACTGCAATGAGTTGTTCACTCAAACCAGTTAGTTTGCTCATGTCTAAGCCAAAGATATTACCAATCATTTGAATTAAAACAACTACTGCTGGTACTAATGTAATCCAAAACGCTTTACTTCTGATACGTGTTTTCCAATCCATGTTATACACTCTCCTTATAATATTGTTATAATCGCACCAATGACAGCCACAATAATTGCACTACCTACAGTACGTGATAACCATTTTAAGCGGTCATTTATACTAGCAATGTCCTTTTCATTTTGAATAGAACGGTGATGTGTTTCACTTAGTAATTGATTGTTTGCTTTTAGCTCATTTTTCAATTCTGGAATACCTTCTAAGCTTGATTCAATCCTTGCTAGTTGTACTTTTATTTCCATAAAGTCCTTTTCTTCCATGTCAGCATCTCCTTATTTTATAGTAAACCACCGCCTTTCAGCTACTATTATAGTATATCACTTAAATAGGGGAAATAGTGTGCTTCATAGGAGGATTCTAAGCGTTTTTCAGTCGCCAAGGTGGGTGATTATCCATTTAAAAGCAAATAAAAACACCTCTTTTTAGAGGTGTTTTTAACTATAGTAAATCAGAAAGTAATTCTTCTAATTTTGCTAGTCTTTCAGCCATTTCTTCTTTACTTGGTTCTGGTGGCTTACTAGCTTCTTCATCTAAAAACTTTTGGAAATCATTATCTGTATTTCTGGTCAATTCTTTACCATCATAATAGTAATTATGAAAGTCAATCAATCCGCCTTCCATAGACTTTGCGCTTGTTATATCAATATCACATTTGATATAATCCTCATAAGCTTCTGTAGTATATCCTGTTAAGAAACCTACTCTATCTGGTATCCAAATTTCCATTGTTTTACATCCTTTCTATACTGAAAATACACCTGTCAATACCCATTTAGCACCATTACCTTGTGCATTTTCTGCCCGTCCTTTTATCTGTGTTTTACTAACATATACATATTTGAATATAGTATCATTTGCGCCATCACCAGTTGAAGCACCTTGTAGTCGCATTACAATACCTTTACCATTATTGTAAGCACCATGTGCTTTTGGAACTAGGTAGTACGTATAGTCCCAAGTACCTGGTGTTGATGTTGATGTGTTATAGGGTTGCCACATAAACAACCAACCTATTGCAACTTCATCCATGGTAAGTGTTGGTGTAATTATATCATTTGCACCAACCCAAGATGCTCCACTGTATAATCTGCGAGCTGTATTTGCGAATTGCATTACTAATTCAGCAGTTAAGAAACCACTGTTACCTTGTGCATCTAGTAATGACAACCCTGCTGGTGTAAGGCTTGCATATTGGTTTACTGAACTGTCAGTATTTAGTACACGTGCGTCAAACCCTTGTGAAAACAACCTTGTTGAACCTGTTCTGTTTGTTGTTAAGTTCTGGTATTCAATTTCCATTTCACCACTAGCTACGGTTGATATACCTTCAAGTTGTTGACCAGCTACTGTTGTTTTGAACGTATTCAAAAATTCAGAACCATTGATTGTAGAACCGTTCATTGTTACAGCGTTTAATGTTTCAATGTTTAGCACAGATTGGTCAATTGTCTGTTCAACCCATTCTGTTTTTAAATCATCCCATACCTTATAAGATGCTATCTTAGGATTTTCTTTTACTGCTCTTGTTTCAAGGTCACCTAATCTATTAACTGCATTAACTGGTACAGTACCATCAACAACCCACCACATATCACCTTGTTTTGGATTAACTGGCGGTTCTTGTTGAACATATACTTTAGGAATAGATGCAACCTTATTATTAATCTGAGTGTTCAATTGGTCTGATAACTTTCTAAGCTCATCATTTATACCAGATTCAATTACTACAAAGTCTGATAACGTAGCTTCAACACTATCTGTGGTATAGTCATATTTTAGTTCTTGAACACGTGATTCAAGATATAACTCTTCCTTCTCGTCAACTAGTTTAATTTTATCACCAACAAGTAGATTGTATGGGATATTAGCAATATCAACTTCATATGAAACCAGTGGTTTTCCATAATCTTTCAAGTGTTTTAGTGCGTAATCAACTAGTTTGTTTTTTGTAGTTGTTTCAAAGTCTAACTGCTGTAAGAAATAGTTATCCTCTGTATGAGTTCGTGACCATTGTTTGATGTTCTCTCTATCATATATAATACCAGTTGTTTTATCTAATCTAAAACGATTATTTGGGTCTACCCAGTTATAACCTTTCAGGTCAACAGGTTTATCTGCCCCATCAGGAGTACCACCAATAGGTTTTATAGCATTTACTAATTGGTAAATATCTTCTTTAGTCTTGATTGAATTAATATCCCTATTAACATATAGAGTGTGTACTTTATCTGTACCACGTCTCTTTTTAATGTCAATATATCTATTAACTAACTGGTTACCATTGAATTCAAATCTGAACTCTAATTCTGCATTATCAAATTGCGTTGCTACTGATTGAATACGTTCCAATGCGGTTGCTCCTGAATCCCACTCTAATTTTCTAGATAACTTACTGATTTCATTAACACCAATTTTGAAACCACTGCTTCCAGCGAATTCTTCGATATAATACTTAATTGGAAACGCTTGTGTTGCCTTATACGATTCAACATGTTGGTTCAGCAAGTCTAGTGATGCATCTTCCAATTCCATTGTTCTAACTTGGGTTAATGGGTCATGTTCAACACTTAAAATTGTCATCCACTCATACTTACCATTCTTGTCAACGTAAAGTACGTAGTTACCTACTTTGAACGTTTCTTTAGCTAGTGCGCTAGTTTGTTGCGTAAATGTAACATCCAATACCATACGTCTGCTTGCTGTTGATAACTGAACAGTATCCTCAGCAGTTACCACACTAAATAGTGTACCACCATTTGTTGATACAATATCTAATAATTTAAATGTTCTATCTGTAATATAAAAATCCATGATTATACCTCCTATATATTATATTAATAGTATACCACAAACGATAGGGGCTTGTAAAGCCCCATATTGTTATAGGTATGTTTGTTCTAAGATGCAATTAACCTCAGGTTGTAAAGCCCAAGATGATTTTAATGGTAGTATATCATGCTCACCTAAACCGAGTTGGAACTGTTCCCACTGGTTACCAACAACATTCAATTCATTGTTTATAGCACCATTGATATACACATTACGTGAGTACGTATCTAACTCAACTATATCACCATCTTTAAAATAATTTCTAACATTATTAATGTACTTCACATTTAACCAACGTAATTTAGCATCAGTTATCATTACTGTGTTGGCTTTATTGTTTGAGAATTGTTGCACCCAGAATCCAAAATGTGATAGGTCTGAACTATCTTCAACATTATATACAAATGAATAGTTATCTCCAACCACTACATTATCAAGTTTGTTTATACTCTTGATTGAAGCTAAGCGCCATTTGACATATGTTTCAGCACGTTCAATGTTTATTTCAAGTTTAAGACTACCAAACTTCTTTTTATCTAAGATGTATTGGTGTACCAACTCACCTTTATACCAACATTCCATGATTGTGGTATTAGCTGATGTTAATGAATCTCTAAAGACTGTACTTATAACAGCTTCACCTCCAGTAGCACGTATCATATACTCTAACCTTGCCATAGGTGATGTTTCACGATAATTATTGAATACAAAGCGAATATTTGCTATAAAGTGAGATGTCCTATCGTTTGTGGATGGTGCTGTAATTGGTATAACACCAGAAGGACCATGCCACACACCTTCTTTTTCGTTTGTGAAGTTTGGTAATACTGAATCAATATCTTTTACCATATTTAAAGAACCATCAAATAGATTGGGAGTTCCTACATTACCTAGATAGTTAGGATACGTACTTACGAAACCAGTGTTTTCTACCATTCCAGTAGGTAGTTCAGTACCCCAAAAATCTAATACCTGTACTGTTTCAGTACGTGATTGTTCTGTATAATCAACTTCTTCTGGGTTACCTATTTGGATTATCTGACCACTCTTATTGACCACTCCAACCAATCCATTTTCACCATTCATTTTAAATGAAAAGCGTGGATAGGCTTTGTATGTTCCGTTATTTACAACTTTTAATTCTTCTTTCAGTTCAATCAACGATTCTTGGTAAGTCATTGGTGTTGTCTGGTCAATTGCAAACATAGGTTCGCATATATCACCACTAACATGGTCACCATATAAACCAAAGTTCATTGATAATCCAGTTGTTTCTGGACTTTTGATAGTTATTGTTTTTGCGTACATGGTCCAGTCTTTTACCTCATTAGGCATCTCAATCACATGTGTGTATGTTTTCCTAACTGGATTGTCTGCCCATTCTATCAATATTAGTTCTGCTGTCTTATCTGGTCGTACCTCGTTGTCTACTACGTTAATACGCACCTTAGCTTGAAAGCCAACTGTTTGACCTACATTTAAATCTAAATTCATACGTCTGTTGTATGCATCATAGAAGAACCATGCTTGGTGAGGTGTGCTGTTGTCAACATAATAGGCTGGTATACCAGCAGTGAAGTCACAACTCAATACATTACTTTCACCTTGTTTTTCAATGGCTAACTGCGCCCAAGGTTTATAGTACTGGTCTTTACGCTCAAAATTTGAATCTAATACCATGTTACTATTTTTAGTTATTACATTATTAAAGTTTGAAGCTTCAATCTGATGAGCTAAGGCATCAGGTACATCAAATGTTAATGTAAATGGTGTGTACTTTGTGTCTGTTGCGTCATACTCTTCTGTGCCTGTGAATATTGCGTTAAAATATCTATCTGGCATCTGGTCTAGTATAAGTCTTTTAGGTTCATCACTATTGATAATCTTTACAAGCGCATCCTTGGTTTGTGATACAGTCATACCACTATTGTCTGAAATAATGAAACCATCAATACTGATTGCGAAGTCACCTAATCTTGTATTTCTAAAGTGTTTACCATCTGTGTTACCAATCTGAAAAAAATCATTATCTTTTGATAAAAATGGTACGTTAACTTTAGCTATTTGAAATAGATGGCTTGTTTCTTTTCCGTCAAAAGTAAATGAGCGTAGAAAATTATAGTTTTCTTTCATGTGTATTATCTCCTTTTCTTAGTCACTATACTAGTATTATAACACAAAAGACAACCCTTGTAAAGGGGTTGCCTTGATGTTTTTAAATATAACCTAGATTACGTCTAGTGTTTCGTTCTTGTGTTCTGTTGAGGTTATTAAGCTCTTTGTTCATCTTCTTACCATCTAATATAACATCTGTGTTTTTAGCTAAGATAGCTTGTAACAATTCGTTCTGTTGTTGCATTAAGCTAACCAATAATGCCATGTCTTGTGATTCGCCACTGCCACCTACATGGTTGCGTTCGTCTTTGACACCTAACATCTGTTTAGCTTGGTTAAGTAACGCTAGTGCTCTACCTCGTTTAGATGGTTCAGTTGGTATGATAACCTCAGGGTGACCGTTTTCAGCCAGTGTTGCAATCTGTGGTGTTCTTGCAATACCACCATTGAAGTAACCTCTAATACGGTGACCACGTGGACCCCAACCTGATTTACCGTACTGCAAGTCATTTTCCCAATTACTATTGTTGAAGAAAGCTAATAATTGGTGATAGCCATTGTTAATGTTACCATAACCTGGAACTTTGTACGCATCAAACGTCTGTGGAATATATTGTAATAATCCTCGTGCTGGGTTACCACTCAATGTGTTAATGTCAACCACATCTGGACTTTGAACAATCTTTTCATTACCACCTGATTCACGCATGATTTGAGCAACTAAACCAGCTACCTGTGAACTACTGATTGATTGACCCATGTATTTCGCCGCCTTGCGGATAACAGGTGCCCAGTCACCACCAGCACCAGCTGATTCTTCTTCCTCTTTTTTCTTGAATAATGCTTTAACCTTTTCAGCAAATGCAGATGTGGCTTTACTACCTAATCCTTTTGCCATGTCAAGTGGGATGTGTGATAGTCCACCTAAGTCCATTGCACCCATAATTGCATTGCGTGCTAGGTCTAATGGTTTACCTACCCAGTCCATTACATCACTGATTGTTTCTTTTACCTTGTTGATTCCGTTACCTACAAATGATTTTGTATTAGACCACATGTCTTTTACACCATCCATGAAACCAGTTCCTTTTTTGTAGAATGGCACACGCCCGCGTTTACCTAAGAAAGCTGATGTTTCATGTTCGTTCAATACATGTGTACCTTTAGGTGCGTTCATCATTACGTTACGCCCTTTAGGTATCATTGCGTTACCATCAGGTGTGATTACCATTTCAGCTCCGCCACCATCATTTACTACCATAGGTCCGCCAACGTGTCCGCCTGAACCTGTTCCTTGTTCATACTGTGGTACATTCCATTTGGCAACTTGTGGTGCGCCAAATTTTTCTAGTACCCAGTTAGCACCGCCAATGATTCCATTTACTGGTCCACCAATGGCTCTTAATACTCCGTTGAAAATACCTTTAAACGCATTAGTTATTGCACCAGCTCCGTTCTTAACTGCTCTCACCATTTGGTTTGGTAAATCAGCAAACCAGCCTGAAACTGTTTTAATTCCTGTACTAAATGTGTTCTTGATACCGTTCCAAAGATTACGAATAGTATTGCTTACTAGGTTTTTCATAGTGTTCGCAATACCACTTATACCATTCTTAAATCCGTCAAAGATATTTTTAGCACCATTTGCCCCACTACTAAAGAAGTTCTTGATACCATTCCACATGTTACTTACTGTGTTCTTGATTGCATTCTTGAAATTATTAGCTATACCTTTGATACTTCCGCCAAACTTATCAAACAACGCACCCGCACTACTTCCGCCACTTGTAAAGAAGTTCTTGACTCCGTCCCACATGGCTTTCACTGTGCCTTTTACTGATGTACCTAGTCCTTTTACACCTTTGAAAATCTTACCAATGAACATTAGGTTGAACCATTCCCAAACGGCTTGGATTCCACCAAAGAAGATACGTTTAATCGCATCCCACAAACCAGTGAAGTCACCTGTTAATACCATTGAAAAAACATCAATAATACCTGTGATTACATCAACCATTCCATCAATGAACCCCACAACTGATTTAACAAATGATTTTACAATTTCAATTGCAATAGCAAAGATTGGTTTCAATAGTGTAAGTAGGTTCATAATTGCCTTACCAATACGGTCACCATTTTGGTCCCACCAATTGCTTATTTTGTCAAATATCTTACCTAAGGCTTCTGCTAACTCTTTAATAATTGGCATAATCATTGGTAGTAGTTCTTTTACAAAGAAGTCTAATACTATTTTGAAAATCTTTTGAGCGCCACCAAGTAACTTAGTGATTGCTTTTAAGGCTTTGTCAATTAATGGTATAACTGTTGGAATAATCTCAACTGTGATAAAATCAACTACTTTTGTTAATGTTTCAAAGAATCCCGCTGGTGTACCGTCACCAGTACCAAAAGTGAACGCATTTTTGATATAATCTTTAAATCTTCCTAATGATTCTTTAATACCTACAATAGCATTAGATACAGTTTTCATTTTTTCGTCTGATAAACCAAGCATGTCTAAGTCAACTAAGCCATTACCTTCCCATGCTGATTTAAAGTTATAACCCCATGATTTTAACCCACTTAATGATGATTTGAACTTGTTTACTGCACTGTCAATTCTATTTATTCCCTTTATATCTAATCCAAGCGCGCCAACATTTATGAGACCCTCACCTTTCCAAATACGTTTAATGTTTTCTGCCCACATACCAACTTTTTTACCAAAGCCTGATAAGTAACCCCACGCTTCACCTGTGACTTTTCCAAATACATCAAATGTACCCTTGAATACCTTACCAACCCATGAAAGGTTTTTGGCTAATTCAGGTAGGCTGTTACCTAATCCACCCAAGAAAGCTTCAAACCTATTACCTGTGTTTGTTATCTGCTCTTGGAAAGATGGTAGACCCATTTTTTCTAGTGATTTGTTTAGTCCTTCAATCATCTTGGCTGTACCACGCGTAACAGCTGATTTCATGTTGGCTATTGCAGTACCAAAACCTTGTGTACTATCTTTAGCTATCTTTTCTAATGACTTAAGACCGCCACCACCCTCTTTATCCATTTTAACTAAGGCATCTTGGAACTGTCTTACAGATATACTACCTGATGACAATCCTTCTTTTAATTCACCTGTTGTCATGCCCATTTCTTTTGCTAAGGCATTAAGGGTAGGTCCTAAACCACTGTTAATCATTGAGTTCCACGTTTGCGCATCTACCTTACCATTTGAGAATGATTGAGATAACTGAACAACCGCACTATCAACCATCTGTGCATCCCCACCAAAACCTAGGATAGCATCATTCATTGCTTTAAATACGTCAACTGATAATCCCATATCATCTGTTGATGCTGTTAGCAACTGAACGTTACTCACTGCACTGTCTAAGGCTGTTGGTAACCCACGTGTTGCTTCCTGTAGCTTATCCATGTTCTTGGTTATATCCCCAGTAGCTACACCCATGTTCTCAAAGGCACGTGTACTATTGTTTAATGTATCAATCCTATTTAATGCACCATCAATTGATGATTTAACAGTGTTAAACGCTTTTGAACCAATGTTTGCAACTGCACCTAATGCGCCAGCACCTAAGAATATACCTACACCCTTTGTTGCTGAACCAATAGCAGAACCAATCTTGCCAAATCCTGACTTGATAGAACTACCTACACCAGAAGCTGTCTTTTTAAGTGATGAAAACACACCATCTAACTTACTAGCACTTGAACTAGCTTCTTTTGATTCTGTACTTACACCATTCATTGCTTTTTCTGTTTCTTTTAGTTCATCACCTAAAGCATCCACATTCTTTTCACTTTTGCGTGCTTCATTTGCGTATGCTTGTAGTTTTTGCTGTGCTTCTTTTACCTCTGTTGAGTTAGCACCATACTTCTTAGTTAACTGTGTGACCTCATTTGACTGTTCTCTGACAGCCTTGTTCATTATCTCTAGGTTGCGTCGTTGACCCTCTTGTTTTGCCTTAACAACGTCTATCTCTGTACCGTGTTTTTTGGCAATAGCAACTTCTTTTTCTGTTGCCTTGTTATTAGCTTCAACTTGTTTACCGTATTTACTTGAAGAAACCACTTGTTTCTCTAGTGCTGTTGTTGTTTTTGATAACTGTTGGTTGTATGCATTATACTTAGCTGTTGATTGATTAATTTTAGTGTTAAGATTGTCAACTTGCTTAGATTCAGCACCATATTTCTGAATGGCTTCATCTCTGCGCTTTTGCAAAATCTTAATCTTTTGTTCTTCTAACCCCATTACTGTGTTTAAGTCTTTTGTTTTTTGACTTAAACCTTGCATACTCTTACCACCGTCATCAAAAGCCTTTGCATTTGCACGCATAGCACTTTCAGCTTGTCGCATTTTACTTTGTAACTGGTCAAGTGTTTTAATGGTATTGTCTACACCCTCAACACCAATACCAAACTTCATATTCCCAATTGGTTTATCTGCCATTAGTCTAGTTCTCCTTTCGCTCTAGCCATTTCCGCTGGTGATAATACTGAACCAAAGAATGACATAGGGTCTTGCTTCTTCTCTTTTTTAGGGGCTTTCTGATTGTTAAATAAATCTAAAAGAAAGTAGTAATCAGCATTGTTTATCTCTGATAAACTCCAATTACCACTTTCTAATAGTTGTCTATATAAGTCATCAAAGTTTTCTAACTGTTCTGCGAATGACGTATTTTCTAATTCTTTTAACTCATCAGCCCCTAGGCTTTTTTTCCTTCGTCATTGCTTCCCATTGCATTTGAGAAAATATCTTCAATCGTAGGCATTAGGTCATCAGCTGTAATTGAATCTTGAATTGCATCAAATGTAACACGTGGGTCCATGAACATATCAGCTACTAATTGAATCATTTCATCAATCATTTGTAATTCTGACATTTCAACTTCACCAGCTTCAACTTTTTCAACTGTTGCATGGAATTTAATTAGTTCACGCATTGAACGAGTTGAAATTGATTTTTGTTTGACTGTAAAACTTTTTCCTTCTTCATTTTGTAGTGTAATTTTAATCATAATTGATTCCTCCAATAAATTTATTTTTCTTACTAAAGATATTATAGCATAAACACTGGTGGTTGTGGGTGTTGGTGAAACTAGTTCAAATAAAAAGAGTACCTACACTTAAGTAAGTACCCCTTCTATATTATGATAATTCAATTGTCACAGATGTTTCATCTGTTGTTATTTCACCCACTAGCGGTGCTTTACTCACTGGGAGAAACGTTGTTTAACTTGTCAACAAATTTATCTAATGTTAATTTCTCACCAGATACGCCTGACATGTAAGCAATACCACGGTCATCTGTTACAAATGAACCTTCAATTGTTTCTGTGTTTGGTTCTGTTCCGCCAGATTCGGTTGTGTTTAATGCAATTTCTGGGTGGCTGAAACGACCTTTAGTTAAACCAAAGTACATTTCTTTACCGTCTGCGCCGTCTGCTACGAATGTAACTGATACGTATGGTGCTTCTGTATCTTCGCCAACTGATGCAATGCCTTCTTCATCACGTGTAATACCCAAGATTTTTTCATATACTCCACCTTTGTATAAGTCAAAGACGTTTAATGTAGCTGATAACTCACCAACACCTTTAGCAGATACCCAAATTGGAACGTTTGAAGCATAAACAGTTGTTTGTTCTGCTGAAATTCCTGAAATAGAAGCTTCAATAGTACCGCCACCTGTTTTATCAATTACATGTTTTTCAATTGTTTTTCCATCTTCGCCACCACGTACTGAAATGATAGCCTTTTTAAACCCTACTACTGCCATATTAAAATCTCCTTTGTTTTTATATTTTCTTACTAGAATAATTATATCATTAATCAACCTGTTTTAGGGTGTCACTTAGACAACCCTTTGACTGATTGTATAACGTTTGATAACCCTACGAGCGTCTTCTAGGTCTGGGTCGTAGCTTTGTTGTGATAATACGCACTGAACATTATCTGCACGCATTGTCTTGTCAATATCAAAGTAATACTTTTCAACTTCTTTCAAGTCCTCACACCACAAGTCTACCTGTACATGTGTTACAAAATAATTAGGGTCTGCGCTTGCATATTCTGTGTACCGTCCGTCAAGTTCTACCACTCTACCAACTGGTAGTTTAGGTAGTGTTTGGAATTCTGTTGGCACTTCATTAGTAAACCAGTTGACTTCTGGGTGTGATTGCTCTAGTGTTTCAGCTACTTGTAATACTGGTAATCTCATTTTAAAAACGCCTCCTGTAATGCTTTTTGAATGATTGATGCAACTTCATCTTCTATACTATTCATGGTTTTTTGTATAAAACCTTGTGGTCTTTGTTTAATTGTGCCTAATTCTGGAAAATGTGCCATCCATGCCACATCATCATCAAAGCCAACCTCCGCAACATGCTTGTTCTTGCTTGCTTTACTCATTACTATATGGTCCCGCATGTGTTCTTTCTTGTAATCCTGAGCATCTTTACTATACTTTGTACCGTTAAAACGTGGTGTATTACGTTTTAACTCTTGCATACTAGCTTCACCAGCTGTGTTTATAGCTTTACTTACAATCTGGTCCGCATTCTTTCCAGCTTTCTGTAGTCGTTTATATGCCTGTGAAAAATCAACATAATTCTTACCACTCACTTCTTCACCCTCTTACATACAAGGGTTGTAAAGTCACGTTGGAAACTACCTTCTAACACTTGAACAATATCATAGTTAACTCCGTTATATACAACACGCATACTATTGTCAATTTGAAAATGTTGTTCATATCTGATAATAAAGTTTGTTGTATCCTCTAACACTGTACCTAGTGATTCTTTATAGTCTTTAAAGTATTGTTCTTTCACTGAACACCAGATACTGGATTTTGTTTCCCAATCTGTGACCCACTCATAATATTCGTTCTTATGAGTGGTTTTCTCTTGAATGTCAATACGTTTATCAAGTCGTTGTGTTGCTACCTGTGCCATCTTGTAACCCCCTTAGTTGATGAATCATAGCTACAATAGTAAATGGTACTTGTTGTTGAAGTGCGCTAGTTGCTGGTACTCTGTTTTCATACCAGAGTGAAACCAACATGAACTGTAGGGTGTTAAAGCGTTCATCATCTGGCGCTTCTGTTAATTCAATAGCACCAAGTATAAACATTTCACTAGTTGTAATTAGTCCTGTAATATATTCATCATCAAAATTATGGTCAAGTCTTAAATTGTTTTTAACTTGTTCAAGTGTCAATGTCATTTACATTACCTCCTTTTATACTTCTGGTGATGTTGGACTTACTGTTTCTTTTGTTTTGAATGCTGGTAAATCTACTTTTTCAGATTCTAGCTTTCCATCTTCCACTGCTGTTGCTTGATAGTCACCTTTTCCATATTGTGTATTAGGTGTTAGTCCTGTTAATTTTGCTGGTGATGTAACCCCAGTTAATACTTTAGAACCATCTTTTTTGTAGATATTAAATACTTTAACCATTGTGTTATCTCCTTTATAATATAATAAGAGGATAGAGCGCAAGCCCTACCCTCCTTGGTTAACTCAATTCAATTGTTGCTGATGTTTCAGTAGTTGTTATCTCACCAACTAGCGGTGCTTTACTCACCGCCGACACTGGGTGTCAAAGTGATGAACTTACCAGCGTTTTTATCAACGATTTCACAGTCAAAGCGCATTGCTACTGCTAATACTTGACCGTAGTATTGGTGTTCTACCCAACGGACAGTAGTGTCTACACGGTCAAAGAATACCGCGAACGCGTCAGGTTGTCCTAAGAATGCTACCATGTCACCATCTTTAGCTCCAATTAATTTGTCAGCTAAAACAGTTACTTTGCGACCTAGTAAAGCTTTACCAGATTGTGCTTTGATGTCATCTTCTAATAAGTAACGTCCGTTAGCGTCTTTCATTTGGTCTAAAGCGTTGAAGAATGATTGTGAAACGATAAATTCTAAGTTGTAAGCTGGGTCAAAACCAGTGTTAACTTGCGTTTTCAAGTCATCAATAGATTTCGCAGCTACTGCTGTAGCTTCTTTTAATTTAGCAACAATAGCTTTGTTAGCTGTGTTCAAACCTTGACGTTGAATGTGACGTGCAATGATTCCAGATAAGTCATCATCAGAATCTTGTAAAGCTTCTTCTGCTACTGCAATTTGACCACGGTAAGTTTCAACTTCATATTTGACTTCTTCGAAAGCTGGTCCTTCTAAATCAGGGTTCTTTTTAAGTTCTTCAACTGTTGCCAATACTGCTTCATTAGCTTTCAAGATTGGATATTTACCCATTGCATGTGTTACTTTTTGACGTGTAATCATGTTACGTAAATCAACAACTGTTTCAGGTAACATTTTAGCTTTTGTGATAATTTCTTCTGGGATAATTGCAGAAGCATCCGCAGACTTAACACCTTCAAATGATTCAGGCAATGCACGTGTTTCTTTTGAGCGTAAGTATTCTAAGAATCCACGCACTTCTTTATTTTCTACTTCTTTTCCATCTAAAATAACTTTCTCCATGTTTTCTTCTCCTTTTTGCTCTAGTGAGCGTTTTTCTGTTTTAGGTTCTTCCTTTGGTTCCTCTTTAGGTTCTTCAACATCTTGTTCAGTTTTTGCTGAACGTTCTTCTTTTGTTTCTTCCTTATCTTCTTTAGGTTCTTCCTTTGGTTCGTCCTTAGCATCTTCTGCTTTAGGTTCTTCCTCTGGTTTCTCCTCTTCTTTATTATCAACTGCACGTTCTTCTTCTTTAGGTTTTTCCTCATCTAAAGCTTTAATTTGTTGCATTACTTTTTCAGCTTCATCAAGTTTACCTTCTGATAATAAAGTTTGTGCTTGTTCCATAAGTTCTTGCCGTGACATACGCACACCCCTTAGTTTTTTATTTTTCTTACTAAAGATAGTATATCACGAACAAGGGAACTTGTGGGTGTTACTTGTATAACCCTAATAGGTTTAATTCTAATTCTAGTTTACGCTTTTGAAATTGTTTTGCTTCCTCTTCCATTTGTTCTAATGAACGTTTAGCCACACTAACATCTGTGTCTGCATATGCTGGAATTGAAACCAGTGAGATTTCAAATAGTGATTTGATTTGTTTGATAGTTCTGTGGTTGATTCCATCAGCTTTGCGCCATTCATCTTTAGCAACTGTGAATCCAAACGAACACTGACTAAGGTCACCGCGTTTAACTAGTTCCATTGCATCACGTCCAACTGATGTATCAGGAAGTAATGCTCTAAATTTTAACCCAATGTCGTCAACCTCTAATGTTAATGTTCCACTCTTTGTCCGTCCTAATAACTTACTTGAATCATGGTCAACGAACATACGAACGTCACTCATATCAACACCATCTAAAGCACGCTTATCAATGAATTCAATGAATCCACCTAAGTTCTCACTAGGTGAATCAAACTTTAAAGCGTACCCCTCAACAATGTTGTCTGTTACTGTTTCAACTTGCTGTAGTTGTCTAATTTCAAGATTCTTCACTTGCTGACACTCCTTCTTGTCCTTTTACTTGGATGTGCGTATCGCCATCTGGTAAATTCTCATAACCTAAATAGTCACGGATTTCATTCACTTGGATAGCACCCAATAGTTCTTTACCTGACTTACCTTCAAATACTCGTTTCCGTCTATCTTCATAAGTATCATTCAATAATGTTGTCAAGTCTAACTCTAATGTGTTACCTGTTTTAATTTCAATTTCATCACAGATGGCTCTTTCATACTGGCTAATAGTTGATGCAATGTAGATGTCGTTCGCTCCACTATCTGTAGAGTTTACTAACTCCATACCAAAGCGGTTCAATGGAATACCTAATACTTTTGCAATCTGTTGTGTACTGAACTTGTTACCTTGGATAAGTTTAAGAATATCAGTATTCATTTTGTACTCTTGGAACTCTGTTGATTCATCTAAGACAATAACTCCATTACTGTTTGTGCTTCCGCCGTTTGCCTTTTCAAAGTCTTTTCTGATTTTAGCTTTAGTATCGTTATCAACGTAAGCGCCTTTTAGTTTTAAGATACCTCCGCCGAATACTCCGTTGGCAAAGAACTTACTTAAAATCTTACTACCGTTTGACTGCATAGCTACTTCATCTTTTAATGATAATAAAGGACTTCTTCCAAGGAAACCATCTACGGTTGTAATTCTAAAGTGTAAAATATCTTCTGGTTTACACTTGTACATGATACTACCATAATCCATTGTTACATCATATGACCACTCACCAGTCGTTACATTTTGGATTACATTAACTTGTTCAGGTCTTACAAATTCTAAACTCTCAATACCACCCATTCTATCTCTATGAATCAATGCGTATGAGTTACCGCTTAGAATCAAGTTTGCTACTGTTGCATACATGAACATGTAATGACTTTGTTTGTCGTTTGGTCGTTTGTTAATCATCTTCAAGAACTCTTCATCAACTGGAATATCTTTGACTGGTCTAAAGCTTGACTGTCCTAAGTCACCACTAATAATGTTGATACCTGTGAAAATGTCTGAATTGCGTAATGCTTTTTCACCTGTGATTTCTGTTGAATAAATGTCACTGCTTTCGATAAAGTCAATGAAGTTCTGCTTTGTTGTACTTCTAGGTGCTACAAAAACTCCCATTTAATTACTCACCTTCTCCCAATTCTTTGTATAAGATTACTGATGGAATTAATAATGCTACTGCTAAGGCTACTAAACCAGCTACTAAACCAGTGAAAAACATTGATGTGACTAGTGATAGCATACCTAAAACGTAGAAAATTACTACTAACCATACCGCATTTTGCATATTTACCCCTCCTATATACCTCATTTTACCACAAAACAATAGAAAAAAGAGTGCTAGTTAAAGCACTCTTTATACACCAAATCCAAATTTTCCTTCTTCAATCAGTTCTTTAAAGCTAATATACTCATAATCAAAGTACATTGCTTCACTCATTGCATTAATTAAGGCATCTATAGGGTCAATTTTGTTACGATTCATAGCCTTTTCAATAGCTATATTGTCCGCAAACTCACGCATAATAGCATTATATACCGCTCTAGTTAGTAGTGGGTTATCTGTTTGAATCACTTCACCCTTGATAATTGCATCACGTAAGTACTTTGTAGGTGCATTTAAATACTGGATGCGCTGTGGTACTTCAATTAGTTTGTCTGGAAAGTCCTTGCTTAAGTTGATTACAGATGGCGTTGCTTGGTGTCCGTCATAGTAAATACCTTGTAGGTCTAAGTCATACTCTGTTATGAACTCTCTTATCCATTCGCACATATCTTCATGGTCTATCAAACCATCTGGTCGCTGACTGATGTTTACTAGTCCTAAGTTCTCATACTGTCTATACGGTATCTTATCTTTTATCTGTTTAGCTTCAATACCACCCACAGAAGCTATAAAAGCGTGACTGTCAAGAAGTAGCTTGCGTTCCTCTGCAATAGGTATCACCCAGCTAACTGCCGTCATATCGCCTGTACGTGCCAAATCAAGACCTATATAAACTGGTCTACCTTTTATATCATATGGTTTTGTTTGCTTAACAGCTTCCCAAGATTCTTTATCAATGAAACTGTCTTGTGATGATTGTACCCAGAAGTTCATCTCTTTAGTTAGCCAACCACTCATGTCACCCTTAGCCTTATACTCTGCTAATGAGTTAACCTTATGTTCGTACATTGTTTCATGTAACTGTGCATTCTCAAATAATGGGTTGCTCTTAATCCAGTTAGCTTCATCATCTACTTCACTTAGGCTATCCATTTCCCAACACAAGGCAAGGTATGCATCAGCTTCCACTTCCTCATTAAGTAGCTTAGTTATAAATGGGTATTCTATGCTGTGCATTGGTCCATTCAAGTTTTTGGTTGTTGTACTAATAATCAAAATTAAACCTTGTAATTGTTGTGACTGTGAACTTTCTAATACCTCAATCATGGCTGTGCTTTTAGCTTCTCCATACTCATCAAGTACACCACATAGCACGTCTAGTCCGTCTAAGCTATCTACATCACTTGATAGTGGCTTAACCGTTGATTCATCTTCTAAGTGTTCAATGTCTTTCTTATTAACTTTGGTTACTTTCCTTGTTCCATCACTTACTGCACGCAATGCCTTTAGCTGTGATTTTAACATGTTGAATACAATACCAGCTTGGTCTTTAGTGTTAGCCGCCGCTACAATCTGTCTTGAAGCGTTTGGATACTGACCTAATAAGAACTCATATAATGAGATACCAGCAACCAGAATTGACTTACCGTTTTTACGTGCTAGGCTGATATATACTTTTCTGAATCTACGCATCTTGTTTTTCTTTTTGCGCCAACCATATATCATAGCAATAATAAACTTCTGGAACTTAGCTAGTTTATTTGTCTTACGTGTCTTTGGGTCTGGTAGCATTTCAATAAATGCAACTGGTTCTAGTGCTTCTTTAGGGTCATAGTAGTATGGATAATCTGGGTCTAGTGACCGCTCTAAGTCCTTCTCATGACGTCTAATGGCTTGTTTAATCTTATTACCTATTGGTATTTGATTATACCTTACGTAATTGATGTAATCAGCTACAAAATCTATATTATTCATATGTATACCTCCTTGTTTCTATTATAGCACAAATAAAAAGACTTAGGTCATGAGTTTATCCAAAGGGGATAACAAACTTACCTAAGTCAATTGGTCGCACAGCAACCGTTATTAAATGATTAAGTGTTGTTATGTGGTTGGCGGACCGTCCACATACGGACTGCCTCACAACACTTAATAGAGTTTTGCTCACTTGGTTAAGGAGGTAAGAGCGTTTCCTTGTAAATAGACCCTCACATCTATTTACTAACATGTTACTAACATGTCCGCAACTATTGCCGTAGTTGCTCCTGAATAATACTACCCAATATTATTCTAATCTACAAATCATCTGGAAGGCGTTTTCCGTAAATACATTATACCACAACTTACTAACTTTGTTGACGTAACTTAATCAACTGTCCTAGTGGGTCATTGCTTTCTTTTGTTTTTTCAGCTGGTGCCACTATTTTCAGTCTTGCGTTAATTGTCAAACCAAGGTCAGCAGTTGCGGACTTCAACTCTTTACTATATGAGTTCATGATGTCAACACGTGGATTCTTCTTACCATCTGGTGTGATTTCTCCTTCTTCCATCAATCGCTCTGTTGCTTCACTATATAGGTAAGTGTAATTACAGTAACGAACCATTGTTTGTTGGTCCAATTCTGAAATAGGTAGGTCACCTATAAAGTGTGAGATACGTTCCCATTCAGGAAAAGCACCTTGCAATAATCCTTGTGGATAATAACTAAAGTCTAACTTCTCATAGTTGTAAAGTGCTTCTTCCTCTTTCTTACGTTCCTCTTGTTGCTCTGTTGTGAGGTTGCCAACTTGGGCATTAATTAATTTTCTTGGTCTACCCATTATGTTTCACCTCCTTATACTACTTCAATAATTTCATAATGGCGATTGCGTCCACCAAGCTTAGTGCGTACGTCTTTAAAGTAGCCTGATTTTTTATTATAAAATTTGTCTGCTTCTGTTTGCGACTTAAACGCTCGTGTTTGTTGCGTGTGCAAATCTTTTACCATAATAGGTTTTGGTGCTGGAATAATAATTACCTCCCTTACTATAATTTAAATTTAAGAAAAAACTCCCTAACAAAATTATAGCACAAAACGTGTTGTTTGAGAAACCAGTTTTGATGCGTGTTATCAGGGAAGTATTTCGTAATAGTGAATATGTGTAACATTCTGTGTAACGCTTGATACAATTGAAAAGAAACCAGTTTTGAATCGTGTTTTTCAAGGGAAAAAGCATGTTTTCAACTTTCGTTTTTAGAAATTCGTGTGAAAAGAAGTCATCACCGATTAGCTTGACCAAAAAATCGAGGGGGGGTCTAAAAAATTTAGGTACTCCCTCCCGTTTTATTTTGGTACTCCCTCCCGTTTTTAAAATCTGACACCCCTCTAACTACCTGCAATTACCCCTTGCGGTGGCGGAAGCTGGCAGAATGTTCTTCTTTATTGTGACACTCTTGACATATACTTTCTAGGTTATCTATATCCAACCTATGTTCCCAACCCATTGTGGTCCGTACCTCTTGCCTATGATGCACTATGGTTGCTATGCTTGCATTACATACTTCACACATTGGATTCATTGATAGCTTTCTTGCTCTCACGTTTCGCCACTGTGTTGATGCATAGAAGTCCGCATACTTCTTGTTGTCTGGTGAATGTCTTACTTGCTTGTTGTATGTTCGTTGTGTATTACCTTTGTGTTCTTCACAGTATACTTCTGGTATGTCTACATACTCCCTGCAGTGTGCAACCTTACACCGTCGCTTAGGCATTAGAAGCCCCACATATCTTTGTTGTTATTGGTGGTGCTTAAGATGTCATAAGATACTTTAGGTTTGCTTGTTGGTTCTGTTGTTGGTTGTTCTGTTGTGTCTGATGTGTTGGTAACCATTGCTTGCTCTAACTGTCTGATGTATGATACTAACTCTAACTTAGTATGAGATAGTAGTTGCTTGTCTGTCATACCCTCCATGGTCATATAGTATACCCTCCTCTATGTTGTATTCTCAAGGGTACAGTATTAAACTATACCCTCCACTCTCTGTTGTATATGGTGGT